AAGACCCAAGGGAAAGCCCCCTTCAGGCCCTTCCACCAGTGACTGTGATGAATGTGACTACTGTGGAAAGGTCGGTTGCGTTGTCAACCTCGTCCAATGCGTCTCCATCTGCCCCTGCTTCAAACGCTTTGAGTTTCTTGTTTGTTCGATCATATCCGAAGACGAAGCCACCGCTCGTTTCGACCATTACAGTCTCGATGTTGTTGACGTATGCCGTCAAGTCAAGAGCCTCTCCGCCAGTGGGATAGGAATCATCACAGGTTATTTTCAGAGCGACAGTCAATCGGTTTCCCGTCACATTTGTTCGTCCAAGTTGTTCGACAGTAAGGGCCATTGTCAATCACACTGTTTGCAATCCATTATAACGGATTCGGATTTTTTTCACTCAAACAGCACTGTGAGCCTTAGAGATCCAGTGTCCGAATCGAATGTTCCGGCAGACGTTGCAACCTTGAAAGTGACCTGTCCACAGACGAGTCCGTTCCATGCAGCAGGCTCATCGATGACGATTGTTCCTGCCTTTGAACTACCGGGAGCGGTGACTGTGAAGTGCAATCCGCTTGTGGCTCCTCCGTCTGCATTCATGTTACCTCCCTCTGATGTCTGGAAGTGCAGAGGCGAGTTGCTTGAATCCCTGAAGTCGAGGAAGTCCAACTTGTCGCAGTATGAGTATTGAGTCCCCGCTGCATTCTCGATGTCCATGAATATCTCCAATGAACCCGATGTGGCAGTGGTGCTTGTGGATGTGCATCGGCTAGGATCGATTATGATCCTGCCAATCTTGCCGTTCAAGAACACTGTCTTGGACTCACTGTTCGCACTTGCTAGGCCGTCAAACTCAATGACCTTGCGGTTCACGCGAACGCGACTTGCGTAGCGTCCATCGCCGTCAATAGTGTCAGTGAAGTTGTCTGCCATAATCAAACACCGCTGAGATGTGCCATGGCTTTCTCAGTCAGTGATGCCTTCGTGTCAGTGTTGCTGACAGATAGTCCTCTCTCGGAACACCACGTCATCATCTGAGCGCGAGTCATTGATTTATTGAATCCGCCATCGTCTGAAGTTTCTGGTTCAGCAGCAGGCTCGGCAACGGGCTCTGGCTCCTCAACAACCTCTGGGGCTGGAGAGGGCTCTGGAGCCGCTGCTTCGACTACTTGCTTCATCTTCTCGGTCTTTTCCTTTGCACCCGCATCAACGATCTCCCACATCGTCACACCCGCCTCTATCGAGGGGCGTATGTGTTCTTCGATCCATGCGTCGGGGATGTCGGTTCGCTCCATACCTCTTGAGAACCCGTATGGAACTCCATAAACGAGGAACTCAGTGTATGATCGCGCACCTACATATCGTAGTGTCAGAGCCATATAGGGCTCACCTCATCGGTATAGGAATGTGAGTCGAACCGTGTCGCCATCCTGACCAGCGGATGCTGGTGTCAGTTTGAGCAACGTGGTGGTCGATACGTTTCCTGCGACTGTGAAGGCGTTTCCGCCAGCAGTCGTGATGTTGTGAGCGCCAAGAATGCCTACTAGGGCAGATCCTGACACTGCGTTGGTTGCAAGTGCTAAGTCGTATGCAAAGGCTGCATCGCCATCGGTTACAACTACATCAACAACAGCCATACTAACCGTGCCTGTTGCTGCATTGCTTCCCATTGGGCTTTGTAGCCATGCTGTGTCATCTTCTCCAACTCCGCCCCATAGGCGGCTGTTGAAGACTATTGTTCCGTTTCCTGTCAAATTTGTGTTTGCCATCTTTTTTCACCTCTTATTTTCTCCACCGTGTTCTCCAATCAGGCACTCAAGTCCCTAATCTTACCGTGCGCTCCATAGAAGAGTTGCCATAGTTCACCCATTGTGTGGAACATGCCCATCTGTCCTAGCCTGTTGATGCCGAATGGATCACCAGTCTCGATACCGGATTCGTGGTATAGCGTTGGTTTCGCGGTGCAGAAGTATGTGTAGTCAGAGTCGATGAAGTATAGCCTTGATAGGCCACCAGACTCAGCGTGAACGTCCTTGGATGGGATTAGAGGAACGCCGTTGTAGGTTGCTACAACGAATCCTGCTTCCATTCCGGGAACACCCTTGACGCCGTTGACGCCGGGAACTACTCTCTTCATCTCGGTAAATCTCTGCTGTGGCTGGAGAAGTTGTTGGATCTTCTCAAGCGTGTCGTAGCCGGTTAGGATGACCTTTGGCTGTCCACCGCGCTCCCAGATGCTTCGGAACATACCGTCAAGGATGTTCAGCGTTAGGGGCCTCTCAGTGCTGGTTGATCCAGCATCGACGTTTGCATCGTACCACTGGCGAGTGCTGCCTGTGCTTCTGGTGATGTTGTACTGGTTGTGGTCAGATATATTGCTTACATCGCTGAAGGAAGCAGTCTCCACGAATGCGGAGGAAGTTGCCCTGTCAATCGACTCAAAGTCGTTTCCTGCTGGGGTATCTATGTCTGCTAGTAGCATTCTGTTGATGTGTTCTGCGTGGTGCTTCGACATCTCCATCTTCATGACAGCCCTTGCATCTCCTAGGCCGTCATCTTTGTCGGCTAGGAACATTGCAGTCTCGCTCAGATCGAATGTGTGAGCAACTGTCTTGGGTTTGGTGCTGACCTCTGCGAAGGAGGGCTTGCTGGTTTCTGGTAGAGTGCCGTTCTCTGGCAGACCGCCGCCTTTTGTGAAGGATGGCTTGTCTGTGACGACTCTCCAACCGGACTTCTCCCATGGCTTCTTTGGCAGTATTGAGAAGGCGTTGAACTCTTGGTTGAGTTGCGACCACACCTTTCGGCCAAATATTGCTTGGTATGTACCAGTTGTGGACGATACCAGTGGGGAATCTGCCTTTAGAAGGTCAGTGCCACTGTATGCCCATGCGTTCGATCCGGCTCCGGCTCCGTAGTAAAGCCGCTCCATGTCTTCTATTGTTCGTATGTATCCTCTTGATCCACTCATCTTATTCACCTCTAGTTATCTCCATAGAAAGGAATTATTCCCCTCTGAGAGCCCTCCTTGCGAGTTCTTCAGTGGCTCTCCATCCGTCGATTCCATCACCCATCTGGGAGAATTCTTCGTTGGTGGGGACTCTGATGTCTGTTTCAGGTACTGCGGAGGCAGACTTCACTATGTCTGCGCTCTCGGATCGTAGGCTGGAGATCTCAGCCTTCAAGGCGTCGATCTGGCCAGAGTAATCGCGGGACTTTCGCACTTCTTCAGCGCGAGCAGTCTCTGCATTGTATCTTGCTTCCCAATCGGATTTCACGACAGATTTGAGGGACTCTTCATCTCTCATTGCTGCGTATGCCCTGTATCCTCTCTCAAGGCTTTCTGGAGTTACTTCTCCGGCCTTGATTACATTGGATCCACCGCTTGGAGCATTCATGTTCATGTTAGGAACGCCGCCAGTCTTGATGACGTACTTGTTGCCGCCGGGTGCTGCTAGAGCAGGTTTTGCTGCCTCTGATGCATCCTCGCCGCTACCGATCTCGTCGCCCTGACCACGGTGGGAGTATCCGCCTTGGCCGTCAACGCCGACCATGTAGGCCTTCTCTAGTCCGAACCGCGAGCGGATGGAGTCTAGGTCCACACCTGCGTCATGGACGAACTTCTCAAGGGTGTCGATGTATGCGAGAGCGCCATCGACGTTCTCTTCGGACTTATCCATTTTGTCCTCGGCATACATTTTGTCCTCTTTCATGCCCTTCATCTCTTTCTCCTCTTTCATGTCTTTCTCTTCACCCTTGTCGAGTGCTTTTAGGACATGTGCGAGGCTGTCTCTTATCTCTGTCAATGCTTCTGCTGTTTCTGTCATTTTTTCCACCGTTTCATTTGTGTTATCCATCTTTAAGATCGAATACCGTGCCTCAGGGTTAATTCCCTTCTTGCACAGTGTAATCTCATGCAATTCAAGGTCGGTAATCTCACGATGCGACCCATGCTCTGGGGTCGTCTTGGAAACGCGGAACAATGCTTGTCCGCCAATGGAGAAGGAACGGAGGTCGCCGTCCCTAATTTGCTTCTGGACCTCACGGGCCTTCTGTATGTCGCTGCGTATCCTGCATACGACGAAGAG